CTCCCCGTTCTCTCTCCGAGCATCCCGCCAACCCCTGTATGTCGTTACAGGCCGATGACCAGGTCGGCGCAACCCCAACTTTTCGAGGCGAATCTGCGTCGATCGCGACGGGTTCGCGACGGATGGGACACGACGGTGACGAGTCTGCGTCGAACCGGCCGGCTCGAAGAGGTTGACGCCGCGCTGGTCAAGCTAGGCCGGGTGGTGGCCGACGATATCGACGCCGCCAACGTCGAGGGTGAGACCCGCTATGTGCGCAACGGCTTGTATCGCACAATGTTGACGGCGATTGCCCAGCTGCGCGATTCCACCGGACCGATCGATGACACCGACACTTTCGACACGTTGCTTGCCAGCCTGGTCGAACCGGCGCACACCGACACGCCCGACTGACGCGCCGATCGTCGCCGGGTTGGCCCGCGGCTTGGGGCGCCCGTTGATCCCCTGGCAGTACGAGCTGGCCCGCCTCACCGGGGAACGCCTCCCTGACGGCACGTTGGCCTACCGGCGTTGTGTTGCGATCGTGCCTCGCCGTGCCGGCAAGTCGATGTTGATGTTGGCCAAAGGTCTGGCGACGATCCGCACCCCCGGCGCCCGCGCCTACTACACCTCGGCGCACCGTGAGAACGCGGCGCGGATGTGCCGTGACGACTGGTTCGCGACCATCGACGCCTCACCGTTGGCCCGGTACACCGCGATCACCCGCGGCAACGGCACCGAAGCGATCCGGTTCCGCCGCGTCGCCGGCGCCTCGTTTCGTCTGGTCGCCGCTTCCCGTTCAGCGATCGCCGGCGCCGCCACCGCGCTGGTCGTCGTCGACGAGGCCCGTGACATTCCCGCCGATCTCGGCGCCGAACTGGAGGCCGCCGTGTTCCCCACCCAGGCCACCGGCGCCGGCGGCCAAACCTGGATCGTGTCCAGCGCCGGTGACGAGTCATCGCTGTGGCTGGCCCGCTGGCGGGAGCTGGGCCGCGCCGCGGTCGACGCCGGCCGCCGCGACGGGATCGCCTACATCGAGTTCGCCGCCGACCCTGACGCCGACCCCGACGACGAAACAGTGTGGTGGTCCACCCATCCCGGGTTGGGGTTTCACGTCAACGTCGACGCGTTGCGGGCCGACGCCGCGGTGATGGAACCGGCCGCGTTCGCCGCCGAATATTTGGGGATCTGGCCCGCGTCACTGGTCGATTCGGTGTTCGTCGACGCCTGGGCACGCACCGAATCCACCGCCGCGCTGGTCGATCCGGTGACGTTCGCGTTGGAGGTCGACGAGGACCGCACCACTGCGGTGATCGTCGCCGCCGCCGCCGACGACGCCGGACGGGTACAGACCGAGGTGATCGATCACCGTCCGCACGGCACCTGGATCCTGCCACGTCTGCTCGAGCTGTGCGCCCGTTGGGATCCGGCCGCGGTCGTGTGGGACGCGGCCGGTCCGGCCGCCGCGCTCGGCGTCGAACTGGCCGAAGTGCCGACCCGTACCGTGGCGTTGGGGGTGCGCGAGATGATCGCCGCCGCCGGTTCGTTCTATGACCGGGTGATCGACGGCACGATCACCCATCGCCGCGCCCCCGAGTTCGACGCCGCGATTCCTGCTGCCCGCCGCCGTCGTGCCGGGGGCGCCTGGCTGTGGGATCGCCGCATCGCCGGATCCGGCCCGTTGATCGCCGCCGCCGCCGCCGTGTGGGTCCATCGCAACGCCTCCGCCCGGCCTCCCACCATCACCTGATATTTCGTCATGACGAAACCTGTGTCGGTGTCTGGGTGCCGTCGTGTATGGATTCATAGACGAGGCAACCGTAAACACGTCACTGTGCCGGTTGTGAGACGGCGCGAGGCGCGACGGTTGGGCCGGGAGATCGCGGAGATCATCGGGCGTGCCGCGCCGCTCCTCGACGAGGACATGCTGCCCGGCAACGTGCGTTTGGGCGCACAGATCCAATCGACGATCGACGCACGGTTGGGGATCGGATTGTTGGATCCGTTCGAGTTGCCGATCGTGGTTGCCTGCCGTGACCGGATCGCTGACACGCTCGGCCAGTTGCCGTTGATCGAATACGTCAACGGGATGGCCGCACCCCAGCAACCGCCGGTGTGTGTCCGCCCCGACCCGTTGGAGTCGCGCACCGAAACGATCCAACGTCTGGCCCATAACCTGACCGGCCCGTACGGCTACGGATGGGTGATCACCGATCAATGGTACGCCGACGGTGTGACACCGTCCGCGGTGCGGGTGGTCGACGCCTCCGAGGCGCACGGCCTGTATGACTCGACGGGCCGTCTCGAAGATGTGGTCTGGAACGGTGACCACCTCGATCCGACGACCCGCCAGGTGTCGCTGGTCCGTTACCGCTACGAACAGGTCGGCCCACCCAACGGGTCGACGTCACCGATCGGCAAATGTCGTCGGGCCGTCGAATATTTGGCCGCGCTGTGGCAGATGGCCGGTTCGTTTTGGGAGGCCGGGTTTCCGTCGGTGGCGTTGGTGTTGGATCAGGCGTTGACCGGCCCGCAGCGCACACAGTTGAAATCGGATCTGTTGGCCGCGTTCGCCCGCCGTCATGAACCGGTGATCACCGACCGTGGCGGCCGTCTCGAAGCGGTCGGTTCGAACCCGGTTGAGGCGCAGCTCGTCGAGTCGATCACTGCCGCCAACATCGAAGTTGCCCGCGCGTTCGGGATCACCCCGTCACTGTTGAACATCCCCACCGGCTACAGCCTCACCTACTCGACAACCGAAGGTGAACTGTCCCAATGGTTGAAGCTGGGTTTGTCCGGTTACACGTCACGGATCGAAGCGGTCTGGTCCGATCTGCGCCCCTACGGGCGTGAGGTCCGGTTCGATGCGTCAGTGCTGTTGCGTACCGATCTGGCCGCCCGGTTCGCCGCCTATGACATCGCCTACGGCAAGTGGATGGCCCGCTCGGAGATCCGCACCGCCGAAGGCTGGACGAACCCGATGCCCGACGACGGCACACCGGACACCACACCCAGCCCTGTCGGCGCGCTCGAACCGGGGGTACCGGCGTGACGGTGGTACGTATCGCCCGCGCCACCGTCACCGCCGACGCCACCGCGTTGGATGCCCGGATGATCCCCTGGGATGAACCGGCCGAAGTGTCCGACGACGGGCGCACCACCTACACCGAGACGTGGCAGCAAGGGTCGCTGGTCCCCGCGGATCGGGTGATCGCCTACACCACCCACAAACCGGGCCACCTGGATCGTGACGGGCGCACCCCGATCGGGGTCGTCTCCGAGTTCCGCGACGAACCCGACGGCCTCTACGGCCGTGTCACGTTGGGCACCGCCCGCGGCCGCGACATCTTCGAACTCGCCCAACTGTTGGGCACCATCGACGTGTCGATCGAAGCGGACAGTCCGCCGCACACCGGCGGCGGCACGGTGACCCGCACCGCTGACACCCCGGTCACCTTGACCGGTCTGGCGGTGATCGAACCCCCGGCGCGTGGCGCGTTCGCCGGGGCCACCGCCACCGCGGCGCGCACCGCCACCGAACCCGACGACGAACCCGACCCCGACGAGGAAAAGGAAGAGGACGAAGAGATGTCTGACACCGACACGATGACCGCCGAAACCGAACCGATCGGACGTGCCGAGGTTGCCGAGATGGTCCGCACCCAGGTCGCCGCGCTGGGCCGTGGCGCACCGTCGCGGGCGCCGGCGACCCCGTTGCACCGCTACCAGACGTTCGACGAGGCGGTGACCGCGTTCCGTACCGCCCCCCGATCGGAGGCCTCCGAACTGTCGGCCGCGTTGTCTGCCGCCTACCGCGCCCACGTCGACTACCGGCGAGACACCAACCTGGTCGGGCGGGCCTGGATCGATCAGATCACCACCGCCAACCCGGGTCTGATGCCACCCACCTATCTGACCCAGATTTTCGGGGTGATCGATCTGGCCCGACCCGGGATCACCGCGCTCGGCACCTCATCGGCCGGGTCGTCGGGGATGACGATCCACTGGCCGACGTTCTCCGGGGATCTGCGCACCATCGTCGGTGTCCAAGCAACCGAAAAGACGGCGATCACCTCGGTGCTGGTCTCGTTCGGTGATCAGTACGCGACGTTGAAAACGTTCGCCGGTGGATCCGATGTCTCCTACCAGTTGGCCCGCCGTTCGTCCCCGTCCTACATGGCCGCCTACGAACGGATCTTGAACAGCGCGTTCGGGATCGCGACGGAGATCGATTTCGAAACGGCGTTAGCCGCGGTCAACGCCACCGCCAACCACAGCCTCGATCTGACCGCCGACACCGACGGTGCCGACACCAAAGCGGTGCTGTTCAAAGCGTCGTCGGAGGTGCGTACCGCCACCGGCACCCCGGCCACCGTGGTGCTCGCCGCGTCGGATGTGTTCGCCTATCTCGGCGGCCAGGCATGGTTGCAAGCGCCCCAGTACGGGACGCAGAACACGCCTGGCACCACCTCGGCGTCGACGTTGCAGATCTCGATTTCCGGGTTGACGATCACCGAAGCGCCAGATCTGCCCGACGGGGTGATGATCGTCACCAACGAGTCCGCCGCCACCTGGTTCGAAGAAGGCCCGTTCTTCGTGTCCGCCGAAGATGTCCAACGATTGGGCACCGATGTCGCGATCTGGGGGATGGGTTGCCCCGGGATTCTCCAGCCCGGCGGGATCCGTGAGATCGCGGTCGACGTGACCCCGGGTGTGACCACGGCGCGGGCCGCCAAGAAGAGCTGATCGGTGCCCGACTACACCACCGCCGCGTTGGTGATGGAACGTCTGCGTCTCACCGTCGGCAACATCGATGAGGACTACATCACCGATGTCTGTACCCCGGCCGGCAACAACGTGGTCGACGTGTATCTCGGTCGCACCGATCCGGCCAGCAGCTTTCCGCCGTTGACCGCCCCGTACCCGCCGGAGCTGGTCGCCGCCGCCACCTCCGCCGCCGAACGGTTCTACTTCTACAAGAACACCTCCGCCGACACCGCCGAAGCGTGGGGTGACCAGGCGATCGGGTTGCATGTGCCGCGTGACCCGCTCGCCGGCAACCGCGAAAAGATCGCCCACCTCCGCAACCCGTCGGAATGGTGTCCGCAGTGACCGTCGCCGCCGACGGCCGCGCCAACCTGGTGATCGCGCTCACCGATCACGTCACCCCGATCCCGGTGTTCGCCTACCAGCCGCCACATCCGATCGTGCCGTGCGTGTTCATCGATGTGGTCGGACGCCGCCGCGAAACACTCGACGGTGGCGGCACCGTCATCGTGTTGACCTATCCGGTGGTGGCGGTGGTCGACGGCACCAACGAATCCCAGATCGCCACGCTCGACGAGCTGGGTGACCAGATTTGGACCGCGATCGAATCGATCAACGGCCGCCCGCTCGAAGCGGCCGCCGACACCGTCGATGTGGGCGGGCCGCGGGTGCGGATGTTGACCACGATCGCCGCCCAGCTGACCATGCCGCGCACCTTGTGCGCGGCGACCGCCGAGTACCTACAGACACGCGAGGTGATCTCATGAGTGTTGCCCTGGACCTGATCTCTGACGGCCATCTCGGATTGATGGCCGTCGACCCCGACGCGGTCGGCTACTCCCCTGACTGGCAGGCGCCCGGCGGCGCCGACCTGGGTGATGTGGCGATCGCCGACTATGACGCCGATTCGGCCGGGTTCGCCTGTCAGCTGGTGTCCGGCCAGATCCAAGTGGCCGACAACGTGACATCGACCCCCGTCGAAAAGACGTTGTGCGCCGGTCCGGCGCCGGCGCCGACGGTGATCTACGGGGAACCGACGTACACGATGGTGTTCGACTACTACCAAGATGTGTCGCGGGCCGACGGGTTGTCGGCCTGGTTGCAGTCGAACCGGGCCGACAAGGCCTATCTGTATTTCGCGGCCAACGGTGACGCCAAACCGCAGTCCGCGATCGGGGTGGTGTATGTGACACCGGGCCAGGTGTTCGGTGGTGGCAGCGAGGCCAACCGGTCGACGGTGACGTTGACGTTCGTCACCACCCCCGACATCTCCTACGGTGTCACCTCCGATTGGAAGATCGTGCACGGTGACCATTCCGCCGATCTGACCGGGGCGACCTGGCCGCCGGCGGTCACCGCGGCGGCCGCATAGTGGGTTGGCTCAACGTCGACCGCAGCGATTTGACCCCCGGGGTTGATCGTCTCCAACGTGACATCACCGCCGCATGCCGCGCCGCGGCGCGTGACGCTGGACGTACCGCGGTCAAACAGATCGCCGCCACCGCCCGCACCAACGGATGGCGTTTCGCCGGCGGCCGCCTCGGTGCCCGCGTCAAATCGGTCGACGCCTCGTTGACCGGGGCAACCGCGTGGGTGTTGCCCCGCCCGGCGGGCGGCTGGTCGGTGCTCGAGTACGGCACCGGGGCGTACACGATCACACCACGCCGGCGCAAAGTGCTCGCCGCCGGCCGTGACCGTGACCAGGTGTACGGCACCAAGGTGAACCGCAAACCGCTTCGCGGTCGCCGCGCCTGGACCCGGGCGACCGACGCGATCGATGTTGACCGGGACGTGTCCGACGTGTTCGACCGGGCGTTGATCGGATAACCGATGCCTGGGGCGCGCACACTTGACTACCGGATCGACGTCGACGCGTCCGGCGGTGTACGCGGTCTGAAACAGTTCTCATCCGCCGCGAAAGCCGAACTGCGCACCGTCGACAACGAGTTGGGTGAGGTCGAATCGGCCGGTGACCGGGTTGCCCGGGTGATCAGCGACATGGCCGGCAAGATCGATCGGGATCTACGCGACGCCGCCGCCGCCGCCGACGCGTTGCGTACCGCGCTCGGACCGGAGCTGACCTCGCGTACCAACGTCGACGCGTTGGTGTTGGATCTGCAACGGATGGGCTTGACGTTCGACGACATCAAAGGCTCGGCGGACAAGCTCGCGGTGTCGATCAAAGAGGTCGATCAGGTCAGCTTGACTCATGTCAACAGCCAGCTGGATGACACGCACGGCAAGATCCGCAACGTCGGTACGGAGTCCGATCAGACCCGTTCAGTGATGGCGAACATGGTCGGCAACGCCGCCCAGGACATGGGTGATCTCGCCGGCGCCGCCGGTACCGCCGGAGTCGCGATCGGCCAGCTCGGTGAGTACGCCGCCGACGGCAACATCTCGCTGTCCGGGTTGACCAAGCTGGCCGGGCCGATGGCCGCGCTCGGATTAGCCACCCAGGCGGTCGGCACCTACATGGCCGGGGTCAAGTTGCAGAAAGAGTTCGACGCCAAACGGGTCGAGCAGTTCACCGACGCGTTCAAAGAGTTGAAAACCGCGGCGCAGTCGGTGAACGAACAGTTCGAGGAGACCGGCAAGATCGAAGTCATCAAGTCCGGCGGGTTCTTGGGGTTGGGCAAATCGGTTCAAGACATCACCCCCGACCTGGCCGAACTGAACATCAACCTGGACAAGTTCAACGAGATCGTCGCCGGGAGTGCGGACAGTTGGGATGAGTTGCTGGTCGCGATTCAAGGCACCGGCACCAACATGTTCAACGCCACCCAGGCCACCGTTGATGTCGCGTTGGCTGTGCAGCAGCATCGCAAAGAGATCGATAAGGCGAGGAAGGCGACCGACGACTACAACGAGGTCGCGGGGAACACCACCGGGATTCTCGGACCGTTCGGCAAGGCGATGGACGCGATCAAGGGCGCCGCCAAACGCACTGAGGGCCAGTTCGATGACACGCGCACGTCGACCGAACGGTTCGCCGATGAGATGGAACGGCTCGATGAGCAGTACGCCAACCTGACCGCCCGCTTCGATGACGAGGCCGCGCTGTTGAACGTCAAAGACGGGTTCGACGATCTCAAAGACGCGATGCATGAGGCGTGGGATGCGACCAACACCGGTGCCGCCGACGCCAAAGACAAAACCCGCGACGCCCGACAGGAAACTCTCGAGCTGACCAGACAGGTTCGGGATTATCTGGCCGAAGTGTTGAAACTGCCACCGTCGAAGGTGACCGAGATCCTGACGATGATCGACAACGGGTCGGTGGTCGAAGCGGAACGCGAGATCGACCGGTTGACCAAGGAACGGGATCTGTTCATCAACGCGATCGTCCGCGGCAACACCCGTTACGGCGGGGTGTCACATCCCGGGTACGGGCCGGGCGGGTCACCGGTGATGGTCACCGTTCCTCCGAACCTGGGCGCCCAGATCGGCGCCCAGATCGCCGCCCAGATCGGCACGGTACGGGTTCCGGTCGACGCCTACACCCGTTCGACGCCGCGCACGTTGGGGTTCCGGCTGTGACCGCCCCGGCGTTCACGTTCACCGATCGGGCCACCCCGATCGTGCAGATCGGGACCGGTGACCGTCGCACCGTCGCCGTCGCCGGAGTGTGGGATGTGTCCGAATGGGACGACCCCGGCGCACTCTGGTCCGGGGATGAGCCGTTGTGGCGAGACGTGACCTGTGAAGGGTTGACGTTCGAGGCGGTCTACGGGCGCCGGGCGATCACCGACCGGTTCGTACCCGGAGTCGCCACGATCCGGGTTCGCAACCTCGACGGCTGGGCCGACCCGAACGCCGACGACGACATTTCGGTGTTGACGGTGCGTCCCGGGCGGGCGATCCGTGTCGGGGTGTTGCACGACGACTACGGGGTGTGCTGGCTGTTTCGCGGGATCATCGATGCCGTCACCCCAACCTACGAACCCGACGGCCAACCGGTGGTCCAGTTGGATTGTGTCGACGTGTTGGGTGAAGTCAACCGCGCCAAGTTCGCCCCGTACCCGGCGCCGGTCGGTGCCGGTGAAACCGTTGACACGCGCATCGCCCGGATCTTGGATCGGGCGTTGTGGCCCGACTCGAAACGGGATCTGGCCGCCACCGGGGTGACGGTGATTGCCGACACCCTCGGCGGCCAGGTTGCCGATCTGTTGGCCCGCGCCGCCGATTCGGCGAACGCGGTGGTGTTCGCCAACATGGATGGTGACATCTGTTTCCGGCACAACGCGTGGCAGATGTTCGACCCGGCCACCCCGCCTGACGCGACGATCGGCAACGGCCCCGGTGATGTCTGTCCGATCCGTTGGGAACGGCCATTCGCCCGCGAGGACATCACCACCCGGGTGATCATCG